CGCCAATGACTTCTCTACAGTTTCCTGGTATTTTGTCACCGGTCAATATGTCCGCGGCTGCGGGGGCCCTTACGCCCAGCGCCGTGGACGATGTCCGGTTAGTCGGAGAACTTCTCCGGGCTCTGCCAAAGCGGATCCCGGTGAAGTACATGTTGTCGAACGAGTGTTTGAATCGTTTGGCAAAAATTTTAGCAGTAGACGTGGAGCGCATCGAGTGCGCCAACGTCAAACTCCACCCACACCCCTTGGTCGGGGCGTTGCGTGATCTTATGCGGGCCGCGTTGATGAAACGGTTACCGCACCCTCAGGTGGTTGAAGGTGTTACAGTCGTCCCCGTGTATCGGGTTTTGATGATTGGCGCCACCCATTCTGAACTTGATTTGGTGAAGAAGTCCGGCTTGATCTTTCACCGAACCATAAACGCTGATGCAACGGAACGCGAACGTTTGCTCGGCGACTTAGCGTTAGGCGATCAGGTGCAGTTTCGCAGTGGCATTTGCCGTGGCCTTGACGGGGAAACCTGTTACGGCGGCATGAGTCGTTGCAACTATCGCGCCAATTGTGTTTACGCGCTTCATGCCATGTATGACTACTCCCCGTTGGAGCTCGGTGAGCATATGTCTCGGCTTGAAATTCCCATTTCCTACTTCAATCTTCATCACCTCCCCGAAATCGCGCACCTCCGTTCAGGTTACAACGTTGAGGGCGATTATCGAGTCACTTTCAAACGCCATGCTGGTGGCCTCAACTCATTTAGTAACCTCGTCATTCACTCCCAGCACATCCACCATGCACCTTCACATGACGCACAATACCACGCAGATTACGTGCACGACTACCGTAAATGGCGCGAATGGCTCGTTACCAACCACCGCCAGTCATCTCGTTGGCAACTCACTTGGCATCGTGAATTTGCATTCGGCACCGACACTGCATACGTCGCCGTCCTCCATCCCCCAGACGCCAACATCTCTAATCTCGCCACCACCTTCGACGCCCTTAATAACTCCTGCGTCCATATTCCCGATTACCCTCATATCCTATCGCACCAATTCCAACTCGGCAAAACCACCAAAGCTCTCCCTTCCATACGTGTGCCGCGTTCATTCCTCGCGCACGTTGATAATGTTGTCATGCGCACCTCGGCGTCCCGCATGGATCTCGAGTCTTGCCGCGCACATGTCGTTCACGCTCTGTCCAGTTACTCCGCGTCCCGCGGTTTCCAATACTGTGACGGGTACACTTCAGAGCAACTCAACGCGTTATCGGTTTATCTCTACGTGCAGTCGCAGTACCAAATCGCACTTCAACCGGATTTGATCGCGGACGTTGGTGAGGCAGTCGACAGCTTGCGCGGCCGCCTCAATTTCCGCCACACTGCGAAGGTGTGCGCCAACGCAGTCCTCTGTGCGTTAGTACAACCACCGAAGTTCGTTGTCTCCCTCGGTGCTGGTTTTCTCTATGCGAGAGATGAGTTAGCCGCTTGGCGTGAAGCAGGTACTGAATGCTTCACCTCGGCAACCCATTGGAATCGTTCGGAGTATCATTCCCGTCATTTCCTGTTCAAGCATAAACCTTGGCCGGACTCTTGCGACTACGTCGTCTGGCCCCCGTCCGTCAACTTCCGCTTCTTTGCCTCTCAGTTGTCCGGCTTCTTCTCCCAACACTTCGGTGGTAACGCTCCCCCCCCTTTCTTCCCCAACGATGTAGACCCCAACAGCGGTGGTCCTCGCCTCTACCGCCTCGATTACGCGGCGCTTGAGCAACATTCCCGTAACATCGGTGCATACGGCGGTCGCGATTGGTACCAGTTCGCTCAACCAAAACCACTACACCCTGACACTTCCCCCCCTTCCATAGCTGACCAGAGACATAATTACCCTACGCTCCACCCGGTGCCTGAGATCTCCCCCGAAACACTGGCCGAGATTGCCACCCACGTTGGCACAGCGGTGCCCGACGGCGACGCCACCGACGATGATTCGTCATCCGGTGATGACGATACATCCGCTCCTCTCATACCCAGTTTCGTCTCTTCAAAACCAATCCCAACACCGCAAGGTTGTCGTCTCGTTGACGCAACGAGACGCGGTGGCGATTGCCTGTTCGATAACTTCCTCTCGGCGTTTGTCCGTGGCGACGCGGCACAGTTTTCATCATACCCTGCCAACGATTTGCGGCTCGGACTGATGATACTGTATGACCATGCTGCGGTCATGCATTGCGTTGCGTGCACTGCCGCGAACACCACCGCAGACCAGTTCAACGCCGCCCTCCCTCAAAACATGCGACTCAACGCCCCATTCTGTCTAGCAACAGCGCATCAGCACCGTGACGCTCATCGTGCACTCAGTGGTGACCCCAATTTCGAGCTCGAGTTGGTCGTTCAGAGTGATGCGAATCAGACGCATCAGCTGCTTCTCGACATTGCGCGAGCCGCCAAGCACCACCTTCGCGCCGACCATCAGCCACAGTTACCGCAGCTTTTCCGCACCATTCGTGCGCCGGCGATTTGCGGACTTTATCAGAACCCCGGTTATCGTTGCCTTGTGCGCTTGCTCAACGATCGGTTCCAAGGCGCTGGTTACCTCAAGTTGTTAGATTTGACCACGCCCGATTGCGATATCGTCTTCGACCCCGCTTCGTCCGACGCCAACGGTGCACCCCTCCTCCCTCGCACCGTCGCCACGTTCCCGCTCGAACACATTTTGACCGCTTGTAGCAACACTGGTTTTGCCTCAGCCGAACATCTTTTCCCGTTTCTTGACGTGTTGCAAGTTGCCTTGGTCACTTACACGACCGCTGTTAGCGGTCGCGTCGCGCAGACCTATATTGCATCACGGTCTTGGGTTGATGCGGTCAACATCGCTGACCCTAACGCAGATTACACGGACGTCCCACTTCGCACCGACGGACAGGCTTGGCCGGTCATCAATTTGTTCCACACCCCGGGTCATTTCCAACAGCTCGTTGGTAACCCGCAAGCGAACACCCCGCCTGTTGCGGGTGTTGCGCTCACTGGTGGTGGCGACAATGTAATCCCTGGTGTCCCTTCGTGGTCCAACGCGCTCTCTAACCGAAGCTACAAGGCGACGTTGCGCCGTGCACGCAACCGGCAGCGTAAAGAAACCCTTCAGATCGCTGAGGCGATTCCGAAAGGTCCGACGCCAGCGTGCTCAAGATTGTGGCGACGAGAAGCGTTGATGTGAAAACTTTGAACCTCATTCGCGGGATGTCCGGCATCAAAGCCGTGGCCGCACCGCTCCCTTCCAGCGTGCCCTTCGTTGACCGCAAGGATTTTGAACGTAGTGAGCGGTTCGATTTGACAGGTTTCCAAGACGCGGTCGCTGATGTCGAACACGAAGCGCTTTTGCGTGAACAAGAGGTTGAACGCCTTGCCACCCAGAAAGAGGATTCGTGCATTGCGCGTTCGACCATCACCCCAGTGCCAGCACCTGCAACGGTTCAGGATTCGGCCCTTTTCAGCGGTTACCACCCAGTAGACGTCGTCTTCACATTGGGTTGCGAAGCTCAAGCACTTCACTTCAAATATCTCTCTATAGTCGAGTCGCGTGCGACGACGGATGCAGATCGCGCCAAGTACCTGGCTTTCGCTGCCGAGCAGCGCGCTTTGGTCGACTTCTCACTGACGCTCCTTTCGAACAACAGTGGGTTGACGACCCTAGTAGGCAAGGATGAGAAGAAGCGGAAATTCTACGGACTCACCGACGTCAAGCGTTCCGAAATCGCCGCTGCTTTCCTACCCGATTATAGCCCCAAGCAACCTGGCACCCATCTTGATGGTAGCTTGTTCAATCTCATCAATCGTACGCGTGTTCATCTGAGTGGGCAACATCGAGCAGCCTGCCCAAACCACGTCCACGTCGAAGGCGTTGCGGGTTCCGGGAAATCGTACTGGCTCGCCGAGCAAGTGCAGGCGCCAGCTAACACACGTGGTGAGGTGTTCGTGGTCACCCCTACCCGCGAACTCCGCGAGTCTTTTCGCGCTGCGAAGAGCGCTGGTGGTTTCTTTCAGAATCCTCTTAATGTGGATAGTCAGTGCACGTTCGCAGCTATGAGTATCCTCGGCTCCGGTTCACGTCTCGCCCGTGGTAGACGCAAACCAGTGCCACTTGATCACAAATGTGTGATCATCGACGAGATTTTCAAGGTTAACCCACTTCATAGCTACGCTATTGCGCTTTGGTGTGCTTTGAGCACGATCACAGTTTCTGGTACGCGCGTCAATGTTGAGCGCGGTAAAGTCGCCCTTTACACGGGCGGCGATCAAGCCCAGATCCCGTTCTTTGATCGCGACGTCATCGCCGGACGTTGTTTCCAGGCGATTTTCACACCACGGTGGTTCACGCCGAATTCCGAACACACCTTGACGCTCTCGCGCCGTTGTCCTCCCTCCATTCTCCCGTTAGTGGAATCCCTCGGTTGTTACAAGCGTTTTGAAACGCGTGCAGAGAGGGCGCGCCTTTTAGATACACCGCCCGTCGAACGCCATTACCATACAGTCGAGGCCGAAGCGATAGACGCCTGCGTCGCTTCTTTGAATGATTTGCGCATTACCACTGCGCTCGTGCAGCGCGTCACCTCAACGGCGCGGAAGTTGCTTGTACTCATCCTTTGCTCCTCTTCGAAACAAACTAAGCGTCGCGTGCAAGAGGCATGGTCGAGCTACTTGCGCGGTGGGGGTTTCGCGCGCAAGGAACAATACGTCGAGGTACGTGTCTCCACCGTTGACGAAGCGCAAGGTTTAACGGCCGACGTTTCCAAGCTACTTATCCTTGAGGCTGACGCTCGGATTAATGCGCAACGCAATGGGCATTTGCTCGTCGGGTACACTCGACATACGGATTGCATTGAGATCTTCGACGCCTCCGGGAGCGCACGTTTCGCCGCACAATACGCCGAGTGCGCTTTATCCAACGCGTCATTAGGGTCTTTTAGCGTTCATACGCCGGATATACCCATCGACGCTTTCGAGAACTGGCGCAGACCGGCGTTCACCGTTTCGACGCCCGACTTCGTTGCTTCAACGATCGAGAAAGTCGCACCTGGTACAGCTGCCGGTGATGTTTTGATGCAGGATGTTTACGAGGTTGCCCATTACCGTGCACCGGCAGATAATGTGCAGGTAAAAGCTGGCGGCTCTGTCGCGCCCCGCGCATTAGACAGGCAATTGTTTCGGCTCAGCCTCTCTGATGGTTCCAATCCCTTTCAGCGCCGTGTCATGTATAAAACCGGGGCTAATCACGTCAATTCAGTCTCCGCTGCGAACAAGCGCCTTGGTATGTCTTCCGATGAGCTTCGAAGACGCCGCATGTTCCACCCGTCAGACGCTGATCGCGCACTCGTCCATCTTGCTGTCACGAAATTCAGCAAAGCCTTCTTCCGTCGTCCCTGGTCACCGGAAGTCGTGCTTTCGGCGGTGTCGAGTGTCTCCCTCCTTTTTAATCGCGATCTTTCACTCACATCGCCCCTCACCTCCCCCGACACCGACGTTGAGTCAGCAGTGCAGTTTCTTCAGCGCGTCGCTGATCGCGGCGCTGCCGCGCAACAACGTCGCGAACGCAACGTTGCCGAGTTCGACGTCACCAAACTCAACGAATTCGGCACATTCCTCAAGAAGCAGCCGAAAGAGTTCCCCGGTGTCATCGACCCAACGTTTTACGATAAAGCTGGTCAACAGATCGTTAGTTGGAATGACATGTCAAACGTCCTCCTCGGCCCAACTGTGGTAGCCCTGGATCGCCGTCTCCGCGATCTACTCGCAACCAACGTTGTACTGGGGTTCGGTACCCCCGACCATATGCTCAATGCGCAGATTGCAGCCGTCTATGCTGGCATGCAGATACCTACTGGCAAACGCCCGAACTATTGCGACACCGATTTCAGTGAGTTCGATTCCAGCCAGGGGCCGCTTACCACGTTCATGGAAATGGTCGTTTGGTACCTGCTTGGCGCCGACGTTCGCGCGATCGCGCTTTATGTGCTCTTGCGCCGCGATTTCCACGCCAAAGCCCCTGGTTGGTTTACAGTGTACCAGAGTTTTGTCCGATCGTCTGGGGCTCAAGACACTCTCTTCGGAAACACCTTGGTCAACATGCTCGCCGTTTCTTTCGTGCTTGATCTCAGCACCATCTCACCCCGCGGCGCTCATGGCCCAGCGTTGTTGTGTTTCCAGGGTGATGACTGCCATATCTCGTCAGTCGTGCCAGTTGCGTACGAGCAAATTTCACCGGGTGACGTTCCAGGCAACAGCGGCATTATCGTCTCCGCCACTACCGCCGCCACACATCTCCAGACTGTGTTCGGCATGAAACTCACTTTCGAGACAGGTAGCGTTGGCCAGTTTTGTAAGCGCTTCGTTACTAGATACGGGCTCCTCCCAGACGTTGTGCTGCGGATGGCACGTGTCGCCGGCAAATTGTTCGTCAGTCGTGACGAAGCGCAACTCTACACCACGCAGATTCGTGAGTGGCTCCGCCCATTGACCTCCGAGGCGATGTACGCTGAACTGCGCGCACTGACTCTGCGTCACTACCAAGAACGCGGTGTTACCGAGGTCGAGATTGATGCGTGCACTGCAGCGATTTATCGTGCCGCTCGCCATCTCCCCACCAATCTTGCGATAGAGACGTACCGCGATGCAGTGGCGCTTGGCGTGGGTGACGGCGCT